GATTTATGAATTGATATAGATACTTTTAGATTTGAGAGTATTTGCTTATATTGCTTGACAACATCATGATTTGTAAGCACTACGTCATCACCTAGTAATGAGTAATTCTTGTAATTGGGCTTCCCAGCCCTCTTACCAGCAATTCTCAGAACTACATGGTGAGATAATGCGAACATTGGAAATGACGAGAATGCTCCCATTGGTTGACCTTGTCCATAAGACAACTTCTTCCCTTGGAAATCAAACTCTTCATCTACCATGATAGAAGACCATGTTTCAGCGTAGTCTTTAGAGGTAGCGATTGAAAGTATCCTTTTCTGAAGAGAAATAGGAAAACGATCTGTCGCATCTTTTAAGTCTATGCTAAAATATGGACCTTCAGAAGGGAGATTAGATCTAAAGGAACCCTGATTAAAAGTACAGTCATTCCTTATCCTCTTTAGACCCCCCATAAGGGAATCATGAAGAGGTTTAAGTACTGTCTGTGACCAATAGTCAAAAATTCCGATAACTCTTGTCTTACCTTCTTTGTCTTCGAGTGCGGAAAGCTTTCTTACTTGATTATTCTTAATTTGGTAAATCTTATCTCATATCATACAAACATTGGAATCTCCAATTGGTTTAAGCATCTCCTGTATCCACTCATTGAATGTTGTTCCTCCAAGAGTCTCGATCTTTGATCGAAGGCTAGCTGGAAGAGATAATCAATCTCTGGGTGAAGACATTAGTGCTTGACCGTTTGGACCTTTCTTTGTAGATAAGTGTAAAGATTTCCACTTTGGGTTTAATCTACGACAACCTAACTTTGCCAAAGCTCATTTAATTTCATCATCAGAGATATCATCCAAGATATCCTCTTTTAATGTTATTGAGTCTAGCTTTGGTTCAGATTTTAGTGTAAGTGCCCTATTAACAGAGAAAACTGTTAATAGGTATTTTATACCTTGATCCGAAGAAAGTATACCTTTATAGTTTTCAAACCATAACGGTATTCCTTCCTTAGTTAATTTGTGGTATTCACTTACGAAGATTGGTTCTTCTGAAAGGAAATGAAGAATGATATTCTTGGCATCCTTTGATGCCTCGATTGCAAACTTTAATCCTTTCTGTTGAAACCAGTTCCTCATTAGTGAAAAGTAATGACTATCAAAATGCGTCCCGGTTAATTCCGGAAAACATTCTGAGATTACCACGGTTAGCAACCGTTGTAATTGATTGAGTCTTCTCTCAATCTTCTGTTTCTGAAAGAATACCTTTTTAAGGGGTGATTCTTTAGTCTTGTGTTTCCCGTTGTTAACATAG